TTCCTATTGTAAAATCTACATTTTTATTTTTATCCATAATAAATTGTCCCTCCAAGGACAGTATAAGTTTCTAATTTCATCTTTTCAGAATCATCAGCCAAGGTACACACCTTGATATTAGAAATTTGATGCGGGAAGAAAAAATATTTACTGGTAAATACTTTTTCCTCCACACCAATTTGCGATTAAAGACTAGACATATCAATACTAACTTTTTCTCCAAAAGGTAAATCATCAGTACAATAATTCTCGCCACCAGTTAATGCCCATATTACTGGAACACTAGGCTCAACTTCAGCACTACAACTTCCAAACCCATCCGTAAAATAAATAAACGCTAATACTTCATCTGTATCATCTGTATATTCATTAAACAAATTGAAAGGCGGATTGAATCTAGTTCCGCCACCGCCACGAAGTTGAAAATCCAACTCTTCACAATCCAAGTCGTATTCATCCCACCAATCGCCATTACTATTTTTGACTACAGTTGTATCACAATAACAAACTCTAATCTTATTGATACCGCACTCCTCCGCAAGGGATTGAGTTTCAGTAGCAAAGATATTAAGTTCATCTTGTGTCATTGACATACTTGTATCAACTGCAACGACAATCTCGCCACCTTGTGGCTCTTTGTCTTTGCTAGGTAAATTAATACCTCGCCAAGAATGTCTTTTGTTCAACCTTGTCCAAGTTGGATTCGTTGAGATAGCAGACTGCAATAAGTCTCGCAATACATCAACCCAATCAACATAAGTTTCATTGAGTTTTTGTACCGCTCCACGAAGTGAACTATCAGACCCATTGCTTCCCAATACTTTCCAACTTGTCAGCCATTAAGATAGTTCTTTGAAGTTCCTCTTGTAGTTCAGCCATTTCGCTAGGCGATAATTCTTTGCCCTCATCATTCGTTGGCATCCATACTTCGCCACTTGGTAATTTGACATCAGCAAGTTTCTCTTCAAGAGATTTACCTTGTCCATTTCCAGTAGCATCAGAATCAGAATTATCAGAATCAGAATCAGAATCAGAATCGCCATTTTGAGAATCAGAATCATCATCATTTGAATTAGATTCTAATTGTTCAAGGGCATCATCTAAGGCTTCATCATCATTAGATAAAGTTCTATAAACTTGTTCAGCACTTTGTCTATGATACTGCCTATCAAGTAGTCCACCCTCGGGAAGTACCATACCTAAATCGTATGCTATCCAAGAGTTAATTACATAGTCAGTTGCTATATTCCAAAGTTCATGAATTCGTTTACCTTTTCTTAATGGATGTTCCCAAATTACATGGCTCGCTTCGTGTACTAATACTGATTGGATTTCATCATCCGTAATTGATTTAACAAATTCATCATTCCAATAAATATTAATTCCGTCAGTAGCCATTGTTTGGCATCGCTCATTATCCTCAATCAAAGTAAGTTTTAATAACATGGTAGCCATACCAACATTACCTTTCATAAGTTTTGCTCTCGCTTTAATCATTCGCTCTTCACTATTTAACATAATTAATTCCTCCAAGAATTTTATTTATGAGTTTCTGTTTCATGGTTTCCCAATCATCAGTTGCAATACACATTGCAAGACAGAAGCGGGGAAAAACTATTTACCAGTAAATATTTTTTTCCCGCAACTCATTGGCTTACTTTTTAGAATACATTGAATCTAAAAATCCGCCTTTCATATCATCCGCTAAATCACTAACGCTATCTTTTAAATCATCCGCAAGTTGCTTACGCTTCTTGTCAGTATAATCATCATCATCACGAAGTGAATTAACATCATTTATTTTTGCAAAGACACTAACTAAATTTTGATGTGCTTCCGCTATCTTTTTGTCATTCCCTAGAATGTCAGAATTGATACTTGGAAGCGTATCTAAAGTTTGTCTTAACTTATCAAAAGTAGAATTCTTAAAGAATCCACCACCTTTTGTTTTTGGGTCATAGGACTCTAGCTTGTCAGCTAAATGTTCTACAGATTCCAAAAGAGTTTCAACAGTAGTTCGTGTTATTGCTTCAATATTTTTAGTTGCTCTTTTTAAAGCATCGTTTTCAATCTTCTTACGAAGTTTCTCAGATACATTTAAACGAATATCCTTACTGTTAAATTGTGGGACTGTGCCAAGTTCAAAATCAAATCTAAACTTAGTTTCAATCTCCAATTTGCTAGGATAATCAGACAACTTAAAAGCATCGCCAAGACTATGTTTATTCCTTTCAATTAGATTTTCATAATTGTTAAGAAAAGCATTTACTTCTTTTTGGAAGTCAGCCTTAGCATCATTCACTTTGTCCACAAGGCGGTCTAATTCTTTGTTGGGACATAATCTCCAACCGCTTAGAACTTTACCCTCATAGTCGCTAGTATTATCATCCCAAGGGACTGTTAAAGGATAGAAATAATTATTCCTAAACTGATTGATAATTCGCCTAAAATGTTTACTAGGCTTTTTACCAAAAATATACTTAGCTACATGAAGTGAATCATTTAATGCTTTTTGGTCTATTGCTAGACCCTCTTTTAAATCCTTATCTGATTTAATACCGCTTGGATGCTTCGTTGTAAGTCGCACCAAAGTTGCATTTTCAGATAAAGTATTTTTATTATCTTTTTTCATAATTAATTCCTCCAAGAATTTATTTATAAAATTCTGATTTCATCATTTTTGAATCATCAGTTGGGACATACATCCCAATATCAGAATGAGCGGAAAAGGAATATTTACCAGTCAATAATAAATATTCCTTAACTCGCCATGTTTCATGTTTAGATTTCTAAATCTTGGTTATCAATCTTAAACTTAGAATATACATCGCACTCTTTGAGTTCGTTTCTAAGTCCAGTAATTTTTCTAACAAAGAATATGGAAAATTCTACAGTTGAAAGTTGCTTCAAATAGTTCAAGGCATTTTCAAAGTAGTCATAAACATCTTTTTCATTCGCACCATTAATTGCAGTTGTTAATGCAATCGTGGTCGCATAGCAAAGACCCGCATCATCTACAATTTCAACATCCTTTCCTTTACATATATGAGATATGTTTGGAACATCTTGTTGAAGTGAGATGAAGTTCATCAATTCAATCGCTGATTCTTGTCCAACATCGCCCTCAAACAATTTTTGCATCAATCGTTTTGGCGGATTCGTTTTCAAAGTATCGCTTAACCTAGTCCAACTTCTTGGGCTTGGCTGAGGGTCGTTGCATTTAGGGTCGAAGTCCCATAGTAGTTGTGGCATAAATCTAATTAGACCTTGAACATTCAAGTCAATGTCATTGTTATCAGCCCACGCTAACCAGTCGTCCACATCGTGGGTAAACTGAATTGCAGTAGTCCTATCTTGGCAATGCCTAAGTATTTTATTTGCTCCGCTTCTATCGGTATGTCTATTTCCCGCTAAGACAATTTTCCAACCACTAGGAAAAACATAATCGCCAATTCTTCGCTCTTCGTTTTTACCTTTTGGGTCGAGTAATTGTCCTATCGTTGCTTGGACTGAAGAATGTGCTTGTGCAAATTCATCCAAGAAAAATAGACCCTCGCCACTTCTAGGAAGATTCCCTAGAAATGCTTTCTTTTGAGTTCCCTCTTCAATATAAGGTAGCCCTCCTAAATCAATAGATTCTACTAATCCAAGTCTAAAAGAAATGAATCCAAATTCATCATCTTTAGGGCTTACTGAATCAGTAAGAGTTCTATCGTTTGCTAGTTCTTCCGCAATCTCTTTAACTATTGCGGATTTACCAACTCCAGTCCCACCAATTAAAAATGGAATATTACTTCCTTTCAAAATATGTAGGCATGAAGTTTTTGCTTCGCTTGGTTTAAACATAATTAATACCTCCAAGTATTTATAAGTTTCTTGCACCCCATAATTAGGATGCTCTTCAGTGTGTTAATTCACAGACTATTGGAGTAGTCCCAAAAGTTATATATCTTTAAGTGAGTCCATATCAATTTTGTATCAATGGCAAAAAGATAATTTCCTTTTGGATTTATGAGTCTTGCTTCATCAGATATTGCTATCCTTTACACTCTCTCACACTAGCCACTTTCTTGGGCGGATTCAGATTAGCACTTCTTGGAGAACCTATACTAACCTTACTGCTAGAACCTCATTCAACTTTACCCCTTTCGAGACCCTTGCGGGTAGTTGGCTATCTTTTAAAGTCATAATCGTTTTGGACTGTATAAGAGAATTATAGTTTATGTGAACATCTTATTCAACATCATATTAAATATTAACCAGTTCATCATTCTTGCTATCGTTTTGTGAGCATTATATTTTCTTCATATCTAAGATAAGATTTATGTATGAGCAAAGACAAAAAACCAAATCTGAAATTAGTAAATAAAGAAGTTGAACTTACTATTAAGCAACGCCAATTTGTGGATGAAATTATCAAGGGCAAGTTGGGTAGTTATAAAGAAGCATATGCAAAGGTTTATGACGTAACTTTAACGAAGCAAGGGAAGATACCTAAATGGGTAGAAGTGGAAGCAAGCAAGCTTGTTGCAAACCCTAAGATTGCAATAAGCATACAAAGGGCTATTGAGCGTAAAGAGAAGTCAGCAGTTGCTACATCGCTTAGGACAAGGAACTATGTCATAGACCAACTTTATCGTGAGTCCAAAGAATCTGATTCTGATTCAGCTAGGATTCGAGCCTTGGAATTGCTAGGCAAGTCAGTCAGTCTATTTAGTGATGTAGTAGAGACTAAAGAAGCAAGGACAAGTGATGAAGTTGAGAGAGATATTGAAGAGCGTATCGAAGCATTACTAAGC